ACCCAAGCAGCAAAGTTCCAACAATTAGCAGGTGTTCTTGGAATGAAGAATGCAGCTCAACTTGGTCAAATAGTTCGTAAAGGTGATAGAGCTACAGCTGATGAGAAGAAAGAACTAATGGAAGCTGCGGTTGAAATGCAAAAACGCGCTGATGTTAGAAGACGCGGAAGTTATGGCGATGAGAACATTATCCAGTCTTTAGTTGGTGGTTTATCAGGACCGTTACTTGCTATGATGGAACAAGGACGAGAAGCTTCTAAAACAACCGATGCTTTAGGCAAGTTTGCTGAGAAAGCTTTTGGTCGTCAAACCGTTGATGGAGATATCAAGATACCGCCTTGGGCAGCAACATTGATTGACATTGGACATAGTATTGAGACTGTTATCACTGACCCGATTGTAAAAGCTATTGGTGGAATTGCTCTTGCTGCTGGTGGCTTGCTTCTGCTTTTTAGAGCCGGAGGTTCAGTTATTGAAACTTTCAGAAGCATGAAAAATTCGTTGTTCAATATTGACAAGAACACTGGTAGTATGTCATCATCGACAGGTGATGATAGTAGTGGTGGAACCGCACAAGAAAGAGCTGAACGACGTAGAAGAGAAGAAAGTCAAAGAAGAAGACGAGGTGGGGTTAGAAATAGAACGACACCTGCAAGACCAAGAGCTGGAAATGTTAGCCGATTAGCTGGGGCGTTGAAGCCAACAGGTTTTGGAGTTGGTGCATTAGCTTCAGGTTTAGCGGCTAATGCTATTATTGACAATCAAACTAACCCGGAAACTGGCGAAGTATCAACTGGCGGAAAATTGGCTGCAATGGCATCAGGCGCGATGTCCGGTGCATCATTGGGAATGCTATCTGGTAACCCGTTAGTCGGTTTAGCAGGTGGAGTGATTGGCGCAGGTGTTGGTTTATATGGTGCATCGGGAGGAGGAGAAGGTTCAAGTGATGCGTCTCCAACATCTGGTATATCAAGTTCATATCCGGTAGGAACGAATCCCCCATCAATCTATAGTCCACAACCATCTGCGTCAACAGCTTCTAGAGTAACCCCAATAGGTGGTTCAACTGCTGGAACATCAAGTTCAAGTAGTTCAAACGAAGCTGATGCTCCAGTTATTAGGCTGTCAAAAGATACTATCGCTAAACTTGGTAATTATCTAACAACTTTGAATGACACACAAACTAAGTCACTAAATATAGAACAAGACCAGCTTGATATGCTTGCCGCATTAGTGACAGCAAGTGATGAAGCTTATAAGAATGCAAAAAGTCTCAAACCAATTCCAGGTCATTCATCATTATTTGGCAGAGGTGGTCGTTATGAATATATCAACTAATACGGAATACTAAATGGCAACTTTACAAAGTTACTTCAGAATAATCACTCCAGTATCGAGTCAGAAGCAATATACTCAATTGCATGCTGACTCGACTAATATGAATGGACCTAACGGGTTCTCAAACGCTGCATCGTCTGTTGCTTTTCTAACTCAAGTAATGAAAGGCGCTGGAACTCGTATGCAACGATACATTCAGTATGATAGCATGGATAATGATATTGACATCTCTCGTGCTCTTGATATTATCGCTGAAGAAATATCAAATGACGACGAAACCACCAATCTTCCATTCGAAATAGAGTATCAAACTGAAGATGACCAGGAAGTATCGGAAAATACCGTTACTACTATTCGTGCGGCTCTTAGACAATGGTCTCGCGTTCAAGACTTTAGCAATCGCATCTTCCGCATTGGTCGCATTATGTCAAAGTATGGCGACTGCTTCTTCAAGAAGTCGGCTGATACTAAAAAGTGGGAATACCTTGACCCATCTAAAGTATTGGGTATCTATCTTGACGAAAATGGTGACCGAGTTGCATACCAACTAAAAGGCGATGGTGGTGGAATGGTTGGATATGCAGGTAAGGTGACTGATGTAGAGGTCGTACCTGCTGCAGGGATTATCCACTTTACCCTGTCTGATGACATGGGTGAAAGTGCTCCATTCGGCGAAAGTGTTCTTCAACCAATCTTTAGAACCTTCAAACAGCTTTCAATGTTAGAAGACTCTGTCATCATCTACCGTCTTGTTAGGGCACCTGAACGTCGAGTCTTCTATGTTGACGTTGGTAATATGCCTCAACAACGTGTTAAGCAATATCTTGAGAACATCAAGAATGAGATACGTCAAAAGAGAATGCCTAACACAACCAACAATCAAGACGTCATCGACGGAACTTATAATCCTAACAGTATCTCTGAAGACTATTACTTTCCAGTGACTGCCTCAGGTCGTTCTTCTCGTGTAGAAGTATTGCCAGGTGGCGAAAACTTGGGTGAATTGAATGAGTTGAAATACTTCCGTGAAAAGCTTTACAAAGGCTTACGTGTTCCAACCTCTTACTTAGGTGGAGCAGATGCACAACCTCAACAATACAATGACGGTAAGTTAGGTGTTGCACTTCTTGACGAGTTACGATTTGCCAACTACATCCGTCGATTACAGAACAAGATTGAATGTGTGATGGACGAACAGTTCAAACTCTATCTCAAAACGATTGGTATCAATGTCGAAGATTGGTTATTCCTTCTTAGATTACCTGAACCACAAAACTTTGGTATCTACCGTCAAAATGCTCTTGACTCAGACTTAATCAATGCATTCAAATCGATTGAAGATGTCAAACAGTTGTCAATGAGATGGAAACTAAAACGTTACTTAGGCTTAACTGAAGATGACTTGCAAATGAATGAGAAAATGCTCAAACAAGAACTTGAGATTGATGAAGATGCTAATGTTTCTGATTTACGTCAAATCTATGACCCAGTTCAAATGGAAGCTAGACAAGCCGCGAAAATCAAACCTAAACATATCGAGTCAGATGAAGCTCCGGCTGGTGGAGGCGGAGGCGGAGATGAGTTAGGTATGGACATGGGAGGAGGAAGCCCTCCTCCAGGTGATGATTTAGGTGGTGGTCTTGGTGGTGATTTAGGTGGTGGTCTTGGTGGTGGAGCTGACGACATGGGACTTGGAGCACCAGGAGCCGGTGGTGGCATGGACAATTTAGGTCTATAAAAATCAAAGATTATCCTAAATAGATAATCACTTAAAAATCTACAAATACATGGAGAGACAATATCATGTCACAACAAATATTACTTACTGAAGACCTAACTCCTGATCAAGCTAACTTAATTGAAAGCATTGATGATGGCAAAAACTATTATCTTTCTGGCATTATGATGCAAGCAGGCGTTATCAATGGAAATGGCCGCGAGTATCAATTAGCAGAAATGTTGAAAGTTGTTGAAGAAAACTCTAAAAAGATTGCAAGCGGTCAGCTAATCATGGGTGAGCTGACCCACCCTAACAATATCGCTATCAACCTTGCCAACGTATCTCATGCTATTACTGAAATGAGAATGGATGGTTCAAACGTAGTTGGTAAAATGAAACTTTTGAATACTCCATCTGGTCAAATTGCAAAAGCGATTCTTGAAGGTGGTGTTAGACTTGGTGTTTCTTCTCGTGGTACAGGTTCAGTCGGTGCTGACGGTAAAGTATCTGGCTTTAGCTTTGTGACTGTTGATATCGTTGATAATCCTTCAGCTCCTGATGCTCGCCCTAACCTTGTTCGTGAAAGCTTAGAAAATCAAAAGATAGTAACCTTAGCTGAAATTGTGGTAGAAGACAAAAGTGCTCAAAAGCATTTAGAAAAAGAAATCAAAAAATTCTTACTATCAATAGTTACAAAAAAATAAAGAACCAGGGAGAAAATAAAAATGAAACCAGAAAAATCAATGAAAGAATTGTTTGAAATTGCTGGTATTAAAGATATTGATAAAGCTCTATCTTTGATTACCGAAGTTAATCTACGAGAAGTCGACCTTACTACAAAACAAATTGCCGATAAAATAAGTGCAGCATTTGAAAAAGATTTTGGTTCGCTTAGAACCAGCGAAACTGAAAACCTGTCGAATAAAATGTATAAGCTAATTGTAGATAAAGATTTTCTTGATGGAAAAACACCTGTTGCTAGATTTAGAATACCAGTTATTACAAAAGCAAATGATTTGCATAACATTCACAATTCTTATGAAGCATTTAACAAAATACTAGATAAGTTCTACAATTCTTTACGTAATGAAGGATATCTTATAACTCAACCAAAAGGCGGGTATATTAAGGGTGATACTTGGGAAGGCAATGGAACAGTTGGAAATATCATGACATTTTTTGTAGCAGGAAAACCGGAGTAAGTCAAAATGAAATCAGAAAAATCAATGAAAGAGCTGTTTGAGATTGCAGGTATTAAGGATATTGACTCAGCTCTGTCTTTGATTACTGAGGCATCAACTTCATCAGCAGGTTGGGCAGACTGGAATGATACTTTACGAGATGCGTTACAGATAATACTTATTGGTAAAGAACTTACCCGAGTTACTTTATCTGACCCATCATCAGCAGTCATTATAAAAAATGTTGCATTTAATTCTTTTCGTGACCCTGAGAAATTGTTAATCATTTATGATAAAACTATAGATTGGCATCCGCTAAGAGAGCATAAAGAATATCAACAAGGCATGCTCAAGAAGATAAAAAGCTTTTTACCAAAAGGTAGTAAAGTGGGTGGATATGAAAGTCAAAACTATCAATCACAAGGGATGATAGGCATTGATGGAGTAAAAATAAAAGCTCAATATCCTGGCAATTATGTTGGCGGTTTATTGTCTAATGTCAAAGATAAAGTTCCGGTTATAGTTGGAGCTAAAGCATCAGAACAATTATTAGAGGCAGCAAAGATTGTCAATGACGCCATTAAGAATAACGTAAATGTCATTGCATGCCAACGAGAACTAATTGAAAAGAATTTAGACGAGTACGCAGAATAATGAAAATTAACGAACTATTTACTGAAGCAGCACCAACTAAGTTTAATAAAGACCTATACGTTTTAAATTATATAAAAGAAAAACTTATTGGAAAAACATTAGTGATGCATAATGAAAACATGGCAGTACGTGATTCACGTAGTATGATGAAATTAGAAATAACTGATATTGATATATGGAAACGTGGATGGAATGATTATCAGATTTATGTAAATGGACTTAAGAAGATGCCTATATGGCATAATCCAAGTAAGAAAGCGCTAATGCATCCCTATGGAGATAATTCTATAATTTCTCAAATTAAAGTACTTCTCGGAACTGATATGAGTTTTTCTGTTAGTTGGACTGAAAATGGGCAACAATCAAAAAACTCTTTAGGAGTTTTTATTGATATGTGGGAGTATGATAATAATTTTAAAGGGGGCTTATTGCATCATCTTAAATCTAAAAAACCAATTTTAGTTGGCCCAAATGCCAGTAGTGAATTAAGAATGTCGGCTGATATTATCAATTCTTGTATTCAAAAAAATACCGACATCGTTGCATGTCAACGAGCATTAATTGAAAGAGACTTAGACGAGTACGCAGAATAATGAAAATTAATGAACTGTTTGAAAAGGTAACTTTACAAGAAGCATCGTTAGGATTTGCTGAGCATAATGATATTCTATTGTTTTTTATTCAAAAGAAACTTGTCAAAAAACAATTGAAAACCAGTAAATCGCTAATCATTGATGAAGTAACCAAAATAGCTTCTCCTGATAGTAAAGAATATAACATTAGTTATACAATTCAAGGTGAAGAACCAGGTCCACGTAAACATCAAGTAGATTACAATGAAGATGCGGAAAATTTAGCAATTTCAAAAGAAAAACAATTATTTGGAAAATTAATTGAACCATTAATTGCTAACGGGACACAAGTTGAAGTTTTACGTCAATCACGAAATTTTGTTAAAGGCAATGGTTCTTTTGGCACAACAATACAGGTGCCAATTCAATACGACAATAAGTTTGTTGGTGGTTTATTGCGTCATGTCAAAGAAGGAATCCCTGTTATCATTGATGAAAATGCAATACCTGCGTTAAAACAAGCAGCAAAAAAAATAAATGAATATGTTTTAAAAAATAACACAGACATTATTGCATGTCAACGAGAAATGATTGAGCGTGATTTAGACGAGTACGCAGAATAACAAAATTTAACCCCCGAACACTTCATACGGAGAATTATAAAATGAAAGACTTTGAAAAACTAATGAAAATTGCTGGAATTACTAATATCAATGAAAATGCTTTCAGCCAAAGCATTTATAGTGATGAAAAAGATTTTGAAACTAAAGAAAAAGCAATCAAAGGAAAACTCTTTAATGATCTTAAATCAAAAGATGAAAAGAAAATTGCATATGACTTAATATCAGAAGCAGAGCTTCTTCTTGGTCAATTCAATATGATGGTAAACGATTTTGATAAGTATCTTGGTGTTCCTAAAACTGAAAGATTTTACCATGAAGTAGTACGTTTTGGTGAGGCACTTCAGGCTCATTGTAAAAAAATAACCGGGTTTGACGGCGTTCAATCCTTAAATTTACATGTACATAGCTTAAAGGACTAAGATAGTGAAAACTCTTCAACAACTATTTGAAATTGCTGGCATCAAAGACATTGATAAAGCAATGGCAATTCTGAATGAAGACGACTTTCACACAATACTTTACAAGATTGATAAATGGATGCCTAGTGATTTATCAATTCAAGATGAGTATGATGATTTAGTTAGTAAAAAACATAAATCTTCAGCTGATGTTGAAGATTTAGCAGCTTTATTGTATAGAGAAGCAGATGAAGAAGTATTAAAGAAATACGGTTTTAGTGGTAATTGGAAAGCTTTAGCTAATTATATTATTACTAATAAATAAAATCTAATAATGTAAATAGATTTTTATAATAATTGTAGTAGGAGATTTATGTATTCGTTTTATCTAATTTATAGAACTATATGTATAGTGAATAATAAATTTTATATAGGAAAACATAAAACAAACAATCTTAACGATAATTATTTAGGTAGTGGAAAACTTCTAAAAACCGCTATTGCCAAATATGGCAGAAATAATTTTGTTAGAGAAATATTACATTTTTGTTCCTCAGAAGAAGAAATGAACGAGTTAGAGACAAAAATTGTAAATGCCGAAATGATTATGCGAGAAGATACTTATAATATTGCTATTGGCGGACAAGGAGGGTTAGGTGTAGCTCAATGTATTTCTGACGAAAAACGAAAAGAAATGACTGATAGAATGGCACAAACCAAATCGGGAAGGACAAAAGAAGATTTTGAGTATCTACAGCGAATTAGTAATAAACTGCTTGGTAAAAATAAATTTAATACAGAACATCATAGAAAAAATTCAGAAAGAATGTCTAAAGAAAATAAAGAAAACTCTGAAAGATGTAGAACACATTCTGAATTTATGAAAATAAAAATGAAAGGAGCAAATAATCATAATGCAAAAAATTGGATATTAGAAAATCCAATCGGAGAAGTGATTGAGACCGGAGACATAACGCTCTTTTGTCAAGAACTTGATTTAGCATATTCAATTTTTAGATATAAAGCTCAAGTTCAAAACACTCTTCCTGTAACTAGGGGTAAAAGTAAAGGATGGAAAGTCATTTCATCATATTCAAAAACGTAATAAAACTTAGGAGATACACATATGTCAGAAACGAAAGATTCAATAAGAAACTTCATTCAAAGCTTAATTAAAGATAATACAACTCAAGCAGAAATGGATTTACATCCAGTTTTTACCACTAAAATGAAAGAGATAGCCGGCATTCAATCAAAACCTTCAGGCGAAGATTCTATTTCTTCTGAAGAAGATAATGACGAGTAAAAATCAAATTTATAGGTAACTACTATAAATAAAGTTAGCACCCTTGAATTAGGGTTTTAGATAATCAATATATCTTTGGAGGTAAATATGGATGAAATTTTACAAAAGTTGTTAGAAACAGACCTACTTAGCGAAGACACAAAAACCGAAATCTCAGAAGCATGGGCTGAAGCTGTTGAAGCTAAGCGTGCAGAAATTAGAGAAGAAGTATCTTTGGAAGTTCGCGCAGAGTTAGCTGAACAATTTGTTGTTGCTCGTGAAGCATTAGTCGATAAGGTTGATGCATTTGTTACTGAACAACTAAAACAATCATACATCGAATTGAAAAGCGATATCGAACGTTTTCGCGATTTGGAAGCTGAGTTCGCTGGTAAACTAGTTGAAGAAAAGAAAAGATTAGCAGAAGAAGTTGAGTCTGAAATCGAGTCTTTAGTTGATAAATTGGATTCTTTCTTGGAAGTTAGACTTTCAGAAGAATTTGAAGAAATGAAAGAAGATTTAGAAGTTGTAAAACAAAATGACTTCGGTAAACGTGTATTTGAAGCGTTCGTAACCGAATATTCAAAATCATATGTTGATGAAACTTCTATTCAATCACAATTAAGTATTGCAGAAAGTAAATTGGCTGATGCTGAAAAACGTATGCAAGAAGTTGAAACTGAAAAAGCACAATTAGTTCGCGAAGCTAAAATGCAAGACGTGTTAAGACCACTTTCTGGTTCAAAACGTGAGCAAATGAGTTTTGTTTTACAAAACGTTGAAACTGAAAAATTAGAAGAAGCTTATGGTTACTTCATCGGTCGTATTTTGAAAGAAGAAGCTGCTGCACCTAAATCATCCGCTACTGTCGCAAAAGACAAAGTTATTTCTGAAGACAAAGCTTTAGAAGACGCAGTCGTTCTTGCAACTGGTGATGATGAAACTAAACAGCCAATCATTTCTGAACAACAACAAAAATCTATTGCTGATTTAGCGTTCTTAAAAAGAATTGCCGGCATAACATCTTAAAAATAAAATCTTAATATATCTGAATAGGAGTTAACTATATGGAACTTTTTGAAAATTGGTCACAAACCAAAGAAGCTTTACTAACTGAATTACCTGCTCATAAAAAAGCCTACATGGGCCGTATTATGGAAAACACTAAACAACAGTTGATGGAAACTGCTGCTGCTGGTGTTAACGCTGCAGGCGCAATTGGTAATTTCCAAAAAATCATTATCCCAATGATTCGTCGTATTATCCCTGGCACTATCGCTACTGAACTTGTTGGTATCCAACCAATGTCAGGTCCAGTATCTTTAGCGTACTCATTACGTTTCCTTTTCTCTCAAAATACTGATGTTCCAACTGTTAGTTATGTTACTAATCCAGATGGAACTATTTCTGCTGTGAACTTAACACCAGGTGCTGGTCCTGAAGACATCATCGGTGCTGGTTTAGTTGACCCAGTAACTGGTACTTATTTAGGTGCTACTGAAGTATTTGGTAACAACAGCAAAACTAAACGTTGGTATTCTGGTGCAATCAATGCTGGTGGTATGGCTCTTGGTACTGCAGCTCTTACAGCTGACTTCGAAGCGTACGGCGGACGTCAATTGCAATTAGAAGTATTGAAACAAACTGTTACTGCTGGCTCACGTAAATTACAAGCTAAATGGACAGTTGAAGCGATGCAAGACCTTTCAGCACAACATGGTTTAGACCTTGAAGCTGAAATCACTGCAGCTCTTTCTGCTGAAATCGTTTCTGAAATCGACAACGAAATCATCAATGACTTGATTGCTCTTGCTGGTACTGTTGAAACTTTCGACATGAATGGTACTTTCACTGGTGTTCCTAACTATGTTG